GGGTAGCCTAAACGGAAAGTTTGTTGATGAGCAGATGTTCTCTGTTATAAATCAGATAGATGAAAAAATAAGCTCAGAAGGTTTCGGCAAAGTTCAAGCTGCTTATATGAAGTTAGTGTTGTTTAACAAAAAGATGAAGACGATATACAATATCGGTACTCACGCTAAAAACGTTATTGGTAACACTGCTTTCGCCATGATGAATGGTCATATAAACTTTGATGCTGTTAGCGTTTACGAGAATGGAAAGACAGCCATAAGAGCTGTTAAGACAATGAAGGATGATGACGTTAAAGCTTTGTATGATAAACTTGTAGGGCTAGGTGTTGTTAACTCTTCTGCGTCACTCCAAGAGATACGTGGTATTGCTGAAGACTTATCAAGAAATGATTTTGACTTTAATGACTTTACATCCAAAGGTACCACCTTCTCTAAAAAGGTTAAGCAAGCCCCTAAGAAGTTTGATAACTGGATAACTGAGTTATACCAAAAGGAGGATGACGTTTGGAAGATCTTTGGATTCTTAGCTGAGAAGGGTAGGTATATAGATGCAGGCTTAGATGTTAAAACCGCAGAGGAATTAGCAGCGAAGAACATTAGAAACACTTACCCTAACTACGATAGAATCCCTCGTGTTATTAGAGCGTTAGGTAGATCTCCTCTTGTAGGTTCATTCGTTGCGTTCCAAGCTGAGGCTGTTCGTAACGTAAAGAACACTATACAACTAGGGTTCCAAGAAGTTAGTAGTGACAACCCTAAAATAAGAGCTATAGGAGCTCAGAGAATTGCTGGTACTGTAGTTACCTCTACACTAATGGGTAGCTTGCAAATACAGACGGCTCAGTTGCTAGCTCAATCGCTAGGGTTCTTAAGTGAAGACGAAGAAACATCAGAGTCTAAACTTATTAGAATACTGATGCCTATATGGGATGCTACAGGAAACTTAGTAGTTTGGAATAGAGGTAACCTAGATACAAAACAGTTTAAGGGTCAGTCTACTCCTGATCGTTACTTTGATTATATTAACTTCTCTAGTACCTCTGGTATAGGTTATATTAAAGACGTCTTTAGACTAGCGTTTACAGATATAGATACTGTAGCTGGTAAAGAGTCCGTACTTAGAGTTGCTGAAAAGATCTACGAACCATTCTTAGGTAAAGAGATGACTGCAGGTATCGTACAAGAGGCTTTGGCTAACAGGAACTCAAAGATATTCAAGGAAACAGACTCTAACCTAGAAAAGGTTTGGAGTATAATTTCGTATGTAGGTAATAAAGTACAGCCAGGTATAACAAAGTCTGGTGCCAGAATAACCAAGGCTGCCTTAGACATGGAGAAAGACCTAGTTACTGGATACGAAGTTCTAGCCTTACTAGGTATTAGAATATCTAGGATTAACGTAAACAAGAACCTGTCTTATAAAGGTTACTTCATTAATAAAGAGATGGTCGAGTCTGTAGGTCGGGAAGCTATGAAGGATGAGTCTACGGTTAGAGCTAAAGCTAGAGAAGACAAGGACTTTGATAATAGACTTAATCAGTTAGCAGATGTTATATCTTCGGCAAGCTACCAAGGTTTAAGTGGTGAAGACATTAGAAACATCCTTAGACATAAGGGCGATGAAAGCACTCGATCTGGTCTTAGTGAAGCTGTAATTATGGAAGCATACAACAGACACTTATTAAGATATGACCCTGACGTTATAAATGTTGAGTAAAAGACAGTAATTCAAATAATTAATTACTATATTTACAGTACTTCAAAACTTTCATAGTTTTTGGTTTTTGGTTGGTTTGAAAGGAGGGGTGGTTCCCTCCTTTTTTTAAACAATAATATGGAAATAGGATTTCAATTAATAGAGGGTTTTGTGTTAGGGTTTAGAAGTTTTTCCCCAAAGGAAGAAATGCCCTATAATGAGATTCAAGTCTTCATAGGGTTTATGTGCTTCTATGTGGTGTGGGACTAAGAGTCTATGCCGTATGGACAGATCCTGTTAAAGAATACTTCGTCAAGGCTTTTTATGGCAGTGGCTATCTCACTCCACCTCTTTTCCCCATCTTCTCTAGTCTTAGCATCTGAAGGGGTTCCTGTTCCAAGGTTGCTCCATATAGTTGCGTTCTGTGCTAGTAACTTATCAATCTTTGCTCTTGCTGATTTGTTCGTGTAGTATGGACTACTGCCGTCTTTACGTGTCTTCATATCTTTAATATCCTGTTAGCAATTTAAGTACGTCATTTATAGCTTTATGCCTATGATTATCCTCTAATACTATCTTGTATACGTGAGGGCTATCTTTCAGCTTAGATATTTCATCTATCGCTGAGTTAAAAGAATCCTTAAGGTCTATCTGCTGGTTATCCCCACAAAAGATCATTATAGAGTTCTTGCCTAACCTACCTAAAGCCATTCTAAGCTGTGCCTTAGTTAAGTTCTGGAACTCATCTACAATAACTACAGCGTCATCAAAGGTACGCCCTCTGAAGTGAGATAACGATACCAACTCTATTTCCTCAGAGTCAACCATAGTTTTTATCTTCTCAGGCTTGTTGTACACCTTCCTCATGTTAGACATAATAGGCACAAGCCAAGGCTCTAGCTTCTCTTTCTCTGTCCCTGGAAGGAATCCATTATCCTCTGTTGCTACGGTAGGTCTAGTTATAATAACCTTATTGTACTGTCTCTTAAAGAACATATCTAAAGCGACTTGCACAGCTAGAAGGGTCTTACCAGATCCCGCCCTACCAACTACAAAGCTGAAGGCGTGGTTCATGATGTTCTCCTTGGCTAGCTTCTGCTCGTCAGATAAAGTTATGTTAAACTTTACGCTCCCCTTTGGGGGTTTTTTAGATTTATTATCCATCTACGATCCGCAAGCTTCACAATCTTCGTCGTCAATGCTGCAAGCGTCAGGTTGATCACCTTCCTCTAGGTCTACAATCCACGAATCAAATGTGTCGTTTGCTGACTCTTCTGATCTTTTTAGTGCGTCTTTCAATGCTTCTTCTCTCTCGTTCATTTGTTTGTTTTTTTAGATAAGGATGAGCCCCTGCTCAAGATGAGTTCAATGGTAGTGTTAACTTCTTTTTGATTCGATGGGATGTAAACGTCTAAGTCTTGACCTGTATCATGTAGATACTTCAAGAACAATTTGAATCTCATCTTAAACTCTGGGGTTCTCAGTCCTTTTGTTTCAATAATAAATCCTTGATCTAAGTTAATAAAGTCTGGGGTGTAGGATATGTTTCTGATATTCCCCGTCTTTTCTTTGTATGTTTTTTTGCCTTTGGTAACACCCTTATCCATAAGAAAACCCTTGAACTTAAACTTTTCTATAAGCTCAAAGGTCTTTCCTTCGTATTGATTAGGTATTCCAGCTTTCTTGAGAGCTCTGTAGCAGTATAATTCTAAACCTGAAGCAAACGTTATTCCGTCTACTGTGTGTTTCTTAGCTTTAGTTATCTGCCTACCCTTTCTTCTCTTGTATCGCATAAAGGCAAGTTACAAATTAATTACTTCTTACCCCTGTTTCTTGCACGATTTTTAGATTGACCTTCCATTACTAGCTTACCTGATTTAGTGTGAGATGCGTCCTTACCATCACCCTTCTTACCCTTCTTCCTGTTGAATAGGTTTAGCTTTACACGATACTTTTTTCTCTCCTCAGACGAGGCGTACTCTTTATCGTATGCAGCTTTCTTTTTCCTAGAGGCTGGGTTCTTCTTGTAATTCTTAGAACTCTTACTCGTGCCGTTAATCTTTCCTGCTAATTTATTTCGTGCCATTATATAATTATTTTATAACGTGCAAGGTACGAATTATTTTTCTTTCGGTGGCAAGGTGGCAACGCCAAATACATATTTAGCAACCCTATCTGCATTCTCTAATAGAGAGTCTGCTGTCTTGCTACTAGATAGTGTAGTCGCTATCTCTACTGACTTAGCCCTCATTTCGCAATCAAACTTCATTATTCTGATTTGTTGCTCTGTGTTTTTTTGCTCTTTGTTCATCTTTAAAATTTAATTGTAGTTAGTAAATCTATGTCTATATAGAATAACAATTCTCTATCCCATATAGAGCCTTTCCTTGGCTTTTTCATTCCACCCCACATTACTGTAGCGTTTGTTATTTCGTGCATCCAGATGTAAGATATAGCGTCTTTAAACCTCCAAACTATACACAGTGGTAGGTCTCTATGTAACGCCTCTTTCTGGCAGTGTTGTATTTTTCTTACAGATGTCCTGACTCTCTCTACCTCGCTGACGTTAAACTTCATGCTTTTAACTTCACACAGGGAAACAACCTTCATCGTTCTATTGTCTAGAATCTCTGCATCTACAGGAGCGTACTTATCTAGTTGCTTGAACGTTAGATCTTTACCTTCAATCAGTATCCTTAACGTTTCCTCCTCTCTAGTTCTGTCCTCACTGGTCTCAAACCTAGGCTCCCGTCTCATCATCCCTCATGTTCCACTCGTAGCTGTATACTGTAGGCGATGGGTCTGTAGTTTTTTGATCTCTAACTCGATCCATCTCGTCTCTTAATACCTGCAGGAGTATAAAGTACCCAGTAAGATCCATAAGATCGTTCTCACTAAGGTAGCTACTCTTACTCTTTATCCTATTAAGTTTGTCGTTGATTCTAGCCTGAATGGCGTACATAGGCTCTACCTCGAATAGTACCCCTTTGTCGAATACTGAGTTACCATAAGACCTATTCTTCTCTAAGAGTAAGTCCCTGATTTCGTCACATTTTTGTTTGATTTTGTCTTGCATCTTTCTTGAATTAAATTTAACACTCCCTTAACTTTTAATGTTTTTTTTATTGGTATGTTCGCAGTATGAATAAACTCACAACACTTACATACATCGCCATCATGACAGTGGCGTACCTTTACGGCATTTTGCTGTAGGGGGAAGAGTCGAACTTCCACGTAGAGGTTAGCTAAAGGACAAGTTGTGCACATTGGTGGTCAACCCGCTATCCTAAAGTTTGTCCCTTGATCTACGCCCACGAGACAGGTGGGTGTGTCTGCCAGTTTCACCACCCTACAATTTACTACTTAAGCACCTTAAAACTTACCCCTTACGGTTCCGTTTGGTCTTTTAATAATCCCGCCAAACCCTTTGTTTTCCTTTATACTTTCCATATACTCATCGCAACATTTAGCGTCAGGACAAACGACCTTGCCATCGACTACTTTTATTTTGTGCCTTGTAAGCTCTGTGTGCTTACCACATAGGCTGCATTCAAATTTAGACATATCTGTTCATGTTTGTTAGAAAGGTGTCTTACCTCTATAGGTCTCTAAATATTTTCCTGTATTCTATTACCGCAAAGATAACACAAATACCAAAAACTACTAAATAAATTACTTCCATCTTATTGTTTTTTTAGCAAATCATGAGTTTGGGGAGGTTCCCATGCCCCCCCATTCTCAATTGCTGATTTTTAAACCACATGGTTTAAATTGCCTGCTTTCCTACGGCAGGACTTTTTGTGCCCAACTCACGCTTGGTACTCTCGTATGAGGTGCAGCACTCACGTAGCTTACTCACGTATTAAGGCTAGACAAGAAATATGTTGCAGCATCACGTACCACGAATAGCCTTAGGGTTGTAGTCGACTTACTATAGTTTAAGGACTAGATCGTAGCCCCCCTTTTTTTTTGCTTGCTGATATTTTAATAAACATCGTGAGACAGACATACGAAGTCATGCTCAATAATGCCAGTGATCTTTATCTCCACCTCACCAGTAGATTTACACCTTATCTTTAGAGTGCTCATTAGGTGATTAATCTTGTACATCTCTTCAGGAGTCCTTCCAGTTGTACACGTCGTATAGGTTGATTTTTTCCACGTCTTGGCTGGCTTCCTGACTCCTTTTACGTGCCGTATAACTCTCCATTCGTAATTTATCGTACTGTGATATATCTCCTTCTTCATCTCTTAAAAGGTTTACTAGTATGTCTAACTTATCATCCAAGCTAGAGTACTTATCGTTAAGTATTTCTGAGTAAGTTTTCTTAATCATATCTTCGTCTTCTTTGGTTATACAATCAACCATTTCTTTTACTTGCCTAATCTCAGGGTCGTACTCATGATTATTTACTACGTAATTATAGTTGTGTATAATAGTGGCGTGATTGAAATTAATTAGCCTCGATATATTACTCCAGCCCATATCGTACTTTGACCTAAGTATGTATACAACCATCCTTCTAGAGTTGACAATTTTCCTGTTCCTACTCTTACGTAGTATACTCCATTCACTCATTCCTGTCATGTTAGAGACCTTTTTAATGGTTTTATTAAGAATCTCTTGACTTTCTTTTTTAGGGTATGTTTTACCCCTCCTGTATTCGCTCATAGTAATGTGTCTTTAATTATAGTTTTTATTGCCCAAAGGATGAATATCAACCCCATTGTAAAGTCTATAGCTTCCATGTTGTCATAGTTAAAAAGAATCAGTTGGTTGTGCTGTTATAAATTTCTCTTCGTAATCTTGTGGATCGCTGAACTTAGTATACTCCTTCTTAAACCTAAGAGGTAGTGTTCCCGTACCAATATTCCTACCCTTAGCGAATATAAGGTCTACGAGTCCCTCTGTAGGTTGCCCTGCATCGTCTGTCATTATCCCGTAGTACTCTGGTCGGTATACAAGCATAACAATATCTGCTGCTTGCTCTATCTCTCCAGACTCACGAAGATCGGATAGACTTGGTCTACAACCATCCCTTCTCTCTACACCCCTACTAAGCTGTGATAGAGCGACGATAGTTACGTTAAGCTCTTTAGCTATATTCTTAAGCTCACGAGCCACTACGGCTACCTCCTGCTCTCTAGACGCTCCTGTAGCCTTAACAAGCTGTAGGTAATCTACTAAAAAGAACTTAACATCTTTAGTGATAACGTACTGACGTATCTTATTGAGGAGGTATCGAAGGGAAGAGTCTTTACACTCATCTATAAATAGACTTGTACCTTCAAGTTTACCTATAGCCCTGTCAACTCTCGATAATTCGTTGGACTCAAGGGTTCCCTTCATTATATACCTATTGTTAACCTCACTCTCAAGGGACACTAATCTTTGTAGTAGCTGCGTATCTCCCATCTCGTATGAAAATACTGCTGCAGGAATACCTGCCTTAGCACAATTGTAGCAGAATGATAATCCTAATGATGTCTTACCCATAGAGGAAGCACCACCTATGACTATAAAATCAGTCTCTTGCCACCCACCAGTAAACTTATCTACAGACTGAAACCCAGTAGGTAGACCGATCATGTCATCTGAGTCCATCCTCCTTCGGATGTCATCGTGCAACACCTTTAGCTGTTTCTTGATGTCGGGTATATCACTACCCCTGACCTCTGATATAGGCTTGAGTTCTGATTCTATAAAGTCAAGGATGCTAAACAAGTCCTCGTTCTTGTTAATCTTATTACTCGTGAGGTCAATTAGTTTCCTAAGTCTAACCTTCTTCTCTTCTTGTGATAGGTACAGAACTAAGTGTTCTGTGTTGTAATGACTGAAATCTTTAGCGTAGCACTCAGCTATCCTATAGTCAGCCATAGAATCCTTAACTAAGGATGATAGCACAACCATATCAACCACCTCACCTTTATCCAATCTATCTGATACAACTCCGTATATCTTTCTGTTTAAAGGATCTGAGAATATGTCTCTATTAATTATACTATGGTTATCGTAATACTCTTTGGTGTAAGTCATGATACGACCAAGTAGCATTACCTCCATCTCTGTATTATCTTTCATCGGTATGATATTTTGGTTTAACGTATCGGTTTGTTTTCTTGGCGTCAAATTTCACTTCACTCTCCCAACCTCTATTCCTTATCCAAGTTGATGGCATCTTTCTATACTGCTTGTCTGGAGTAGAGTCTACATATGCCTTTACACCTTTAACTGCTTCAAGCATATCTTCTAATGTTAGGTTCATGAAAGAGGTTCTTGCCCTGCCTTTATCTACTCTCTTGTCATATAGATTCCAAAACATCTCGAAGCCTTTTTCTTTTCTCTCGTCCTCCTCAGCTTGCTTCTCCTGAGATTCAAAGCGAGCATCTGTGGTATTAAGGCAATGATTGATATTGTTAAAAGAAGCCAGAGCCTCCATCTCGTTGTTAAAGATAGCATCATGTTTGTTGTCTGTAAAGTGAAAGTGTATAGTACGACCATCAATCTCTACAAAGTTTAATCTATCTGTAATTATTACGTCTGTATCTGATACTCTTAATCTCATAGTGACAGTGGTTTTTGGTTAGGGTTAAAAAAAGGAGGGGACTGAGCCCCTCCAATAATTAAAACGGTAGATCGTCAACCTTCTCTTCAGCTTTCGCCTCAGGTTTAAAGGTGTCTACTTCAACGTAGTGAGTCTTACCATACTGGTCAGCACCATCACGCTTCTTTGCGATTTTCAACTTGATGTACTTGTCTCCATTGTAGTCGAAGATGTGTTCACCAGCTTCACTTTTAAGTTTGGTTAGGTTTAAAGAAAACTCTACCAAATCTCCATCGAACTTCTCAGTTCCGTTTGCAACGTAAATTTTTTGTGTGTTACTCATAGCTTTCAGCTTGATTAAAATAATTAACTAATGCCTCCCTTTGCGTTATATGTAAATACCTTGCGATTTTTCTAACGTGCTTAACTTTAAACTCGTCAGGTTTATCTAAGTATTTATATAGGGTAGGTCGACTTAACCCTATTCTTTCAGATAGCCAAGATATATTTAAATCAGCTTCTTTTAATGCGTCTTTTAATGTCATAGTGTATCCATTACAAGGTGTTCCTCAACAACCTCTTCGTTATCAATAAAGAACCTTCTGTATGTATCAAGTAGATACTTATACTCATCTCTACCCCTTGCAAGAAAGTCTTCCCCTGCGTAGAATATAGATACGTTATATGGTCTTTCTTTCTCTTGTGTTATAAACACAAACTCATCACAATTAAACCCATCCATATAGAATGCTGACTGCCTATCGTAGCCATACTTCTTACAAGATCCACTGAACCCATATAAGCTACCATCTCCCGTAGTCTTAAGGTCTACAAGAACGCTACCATTCCTATAGTCAGCCTTACCCTTACAGAATACTCCTGTGTCTGAGTCTTCCCAAGCGTTAGCTATTTCCCTCTCTCCTTGTGACTGAAGGAGGTCTCTTACCTCAGCGTGAGAGAATAGGACATCCTGCATACGCATGATTCTGTCGTATTCTTTCTGAAGGATAATAGTAGGTGCGTCAGGGTTGTTAGCCTTAAATTCCTTATAACCCTTAGTAGTTCTTGTAGCAGAATCAAACACCTTAACTTTGTCGTTAAACTCGTTAGGCTCAAGCATAGCTACGTGGTACGCCCTACCAAAGATCATTGGGAAAGTTTCCACCCTAAGTTCGGGGTGGTCTCTCATCATCTTATAGGTGCGAACATCTTTCTTTATCAACCCCAACTGCGAATTTGTAACAAAGTCATAGTCTGAGTAGTAGAAAGAGTCGTCCTCTAACTTTTTTATAAAGCTATCTAAAGCCATTACGCTAAGGTTTGGGATAGTTTAAGAACCTTCTTGAGGTTGTCAGACTGAGTCTTAGTAAGTTCGTAGCCGTTCATCTTCTGCTTAACTACATCTCCTTTACCATCCTCAATAGCTTTAAGCATGTTCTTATACTTATCTGCTGTTAGTTTAGGCTTGGATGCTGGTGCTGACGATTGTTTACGTGCTGGTGCTTTATCAACTGCTCCGTTACCATCGTCATCTCCTGTGACTACACCTACAAAGGCTGCGAGTGCGTATCTACGAGCATAACTGATTGCTGAACCTACACCATGTGCATCCTCTTTACAAGGAATGTAGCACGTAGATTGTAGGTACTCCCCACTTGAATGTGATAGTATTGTAGTTACACCACCCACATCAGTAGGCATCTGAATGATTGCAAGTTCGTGTTCAGCCAACAGAGACCTAACTGAATCCCACACTGCACCTAAGTCAGCGTAGTTAGATTTGAAAAAAGGATTCTTTGAGTTTTCTTTAGCAGGTCTTAGTTGAGCCTGCACTTTCGATAAGGCAAGAGTCAAGTTGCCTATTGTTTCTGATTTCTGCATAATTGGTTTTGATTTAATTAACTTTCTTTCAACAAATATAGTAAATATTTTTGTCTAAACGGTGTTTTTGTATATTTTTTTTTACACCACCCCTAGTATTTCGTAATCAATATCGGGAGGTAATAACTCGTCTAGAGTTTCAGATACGCTCTGTATGTTTTGCTCTGCATTATTCTCATCGTGTACTAATACGATGGCACTAATCCCAAACAAGGAGGGTAGAATTGCTATCTGATATAGCACAGATTCTGGTTGGGTAATTACAAGGGTGTCCGTTTCGGAAAAATATGTGAAGCCAACGTCGTTTTTCTTCAGTGATTTACACACCTTCTTCATGTAAGGATGCCTACTTGGCTTAATCCTTCGGTTTAGATTAGGGGCGATACCCTTGTCTATTAACAGATCTATCAGCATTTCGTCTTCGTATCTCATTTACCTTTAATAAAAATTCAACTTTAGAATATTCTTTCTCAAGTAATTCTCCCAAATCCCCTGTGCCTAGTGTGTCTACATAGTCGAGACAGGAATATACTCTGTTTTTATTTGCTGTTGTTAATCTACTAAAATTTTTTTGTTTTCTCAAGGCTTTTGAGAACTCAAGTATGTCATCATAAATAGGTTGTATATATTTAGTGTGTACTTTATGATATAATACATACTCAGAACAGGGATTCATTCTCCCAGTCATCCATATTTGATCTACGTCTATAGTGTTCATCTTTATACTTTGCTTTACGTTTATACTTCTTTTTATTGGCATACACATTCGGGCGTGTCGCATCCCAAATGTCTTGCATCTTTACTTTCTTTTTCTTCATGTTCTCGTAATCGTTCTTCTAACTCTTTTACTCTATTCTCTAAGGCATCTATTCGTGCCAAGTTAAATTCTTCTACACTCATGATATTTTTTTTTAGGTTGGTAAAGTTACAGGTTTTTATTTATTTTCAAAATTGTTATTGCTATGTATGTCTAACATATTGTTTAGCATCGTCTCTACTTCGTCGTATACATCGTTGTAGTATTCTTGTGCTTCTTCGGTAAATACTATGCAGGTGTTTTTTGATAAACCGTCTTGCACCTCTTTCCAAGTGTCAGCACCATAATTCAATTCAGTAAAGTTTGTTGCGATAGCATCTACAAAACCCATAAATCTTGAGTTGTCTATATATATCTTTGCCATGATCTTTAGTTTAGCGTGAATAATTAAAAGGTCTTATACTCTGTATCTTTGCGAATAAACCTACCTCTGTCCACCTCTCTTTTGATTCGTCGTAGTCAGTCATAAAGAATATTTTGTTATCCTCATAGTCAATGCAAACCTTTATGGCATCTCCCTCAGTGATGTAGCAATCTCCAAGATTTTTGTGTTCATCATAGAATACCCACCACAACTTATGATACTTTTCATTTCTTACTCCAAAGACTACATACTCTTTGTGTAGAACAAAGTCAGCCGTTGTCCAAGTTCTTGCATCCATCTCGTAATCTTGCGTAGCCTCATTCCAAACGTGACTCTCAAAGTATTTAGCTTCGTAGTATTTCTCCTCGTTTTCTAATTTAACTTTCTGTGCGTTAGCCGTTATACATACAAGGCTTAATGCAATTAATAGTCTATTTTTCATCTTGCTTTTCTTTAATTCGTTTATAAACTCTGTAAGCTACATAGCAATACATAAGTAGTGCAGGTGTAGTCCAGACTAAAAGGTTGTTATACATGATAAATTCAGTCATAATAATAGTGTTTAGTTGTTATTCATCTCTAGTGTTGTAGCTTACAATGCCTACGGCTATAATAGCTAGTATTGCTGAAATAATTAATGTTGCGTACATAATGATAGTGGTTTAAAGGTTTGCTAATACTTCTTGTTTGTCGAAACAATCATCACAGATCTCATCTTGAATGTCGCACTCTTCAAATCTCTCGTGACAAACGTCGCAGTAAAGATGATTATCTCTATTATCATCATCTCTATTCGCTGGGTGTAGGGGACTATCGTCCCACCAATCTTTACTCATAGCTTATTTGTTTTTATGTTATATTAATTCTACTTTAG